ACCAGCCAAATGCCATGGATCATTTGAAAAACAAGCCCAGCATAATATAGAGCCTTTGTTATCCGGATCAGCTTTAAACCCAGTGTAATCAAACATAAAAATCCCCTTTTTGATAATTAGAGATTTGAGATTACACCGCACACTGAGCCCAATAAAGCATTATCACAGGCACTCATTGAATGCCTGCTGTAATGCCCGGGCTAGCTACGGCAAAGAAGTCCACCAGTTTGCAATGCTTTTGGGATGGTCTCTCCCACAACCTCAGTAATTGCAGCCTTCATGTCAGGGCTCAGTTCTACTTTTGTTGAAAGCGCGCCTGTCGAGATAACAGCGTTTTTGATTAATACTTCTTTTTCCCATTCGTATTTTTCCATTTATCAACACCTATTGAATTTTGCACCGTTTCTGGGCTTCAGCGGCATAGCCCTGAAGGTATTGAATTACTTCGGCGTCTCTGCTGGTTGACTCTCTGAGACTGAGAACAGCCTTTTGACCTACCTCAAGTATCTTTAAGTTTTTAACGTAAATTACCATTTTGTGCTCTATTGTTAGATGACAATGCCAATAGAGTAGAAAAGATGGAATGGAAAGTGGTAGATGGAATCTTTCTAACGCCTGATAACCTGCAAATATTGAAAGTTACGGCGGAGGGTGATTTAAAGTTCTTGATATGGATTAAGTCTAACTTTGAAGTCCCCCTAAACTGCATGCTTACGCCAGTCATCGACGGATATATAGCCAACCATGACAAGGGCCATTTTGTCGCGATTCAGAAAGCGGTGCCATACAGCCTGAGCGAGTGGAAAGCTGCAAAAATGGCGCAACATCCATCCCATTCAGTTCATATTGATGGGGTTACCCCAGATCATTAAGGTGTACTTTGTTTGGCTAAATACTCAATGTAACCTTGAAGATACTCTATTACTTCGTTGTCTTTGATAATGCTTGCTCTGAGATCGAGAACAGTCTGTCCACCTGCAGGAGTGAGGTCGATTTGTACTGCATCGCCCAGGCTGCCGCTCTCGGAAGTGCTGTTCCCGACGAGCTGACAGGTGGCAAGGTTTGCGGCGGAGATTTGCACCCGGCGATTACCAGCAGCAACATCAGCGCGCAACTTCTCATTCTTGGCCTGTTCATCTGCTAATTCCTTGGTGTGTTTGGCATCCAACGCAGCCAGCGCGGTTTGTACCGCTTCGGTGCGCTTCTTCTGATTGGTCAGGTCAATCACTGCATGATCGCTAAATTTCTTCAGCTCTGCAGTGTGTGATTCTTTCAACTTTGATACGTCGGCGTCCCAGCGCAGCCCTTCAATCCACCAGGTGAGCGCAGCGCCAGCCACGAAGGCCAGCACAATCGATAAATTGTTATTCATCCAGCCCCCAGCACGTCAGTTCGCTTTCCTGATCACGCCTGATGACCTGACCAGCGCAGTTGTTCGAACGAATTCGGCAGTCCTTCCCGCCATCCCAGATCCAGCGTTTAATCTCTGCGCATGCTCCGAGACGATCACCAGCGCTAATTTTGCCGTAGAACGTCGAAGGGAAGCATTTGCCGGGGCCGATATTCCACGGGCAGAATGAAGCAATGCCAACTTTCTGCGGCTCGGTCAAAGGAACGTGAACATTCTTCTCAACCCAATCCAACGCCTTGGCCTGCTCTGCTTTATCGATGGTTTCGCACTGCTCCCGGGTTAATTTCATGCCCTTGAACACAGGCTTCCCATTCACAGAAGTAACGCCACCACAGATAGTCCAGACGCCGCCCTGATCCTGATAAGCAATCAGGCTGGTGCCTTCTTTCTCTTTTTGGAACTGTTCCATCAGCACAGGTGCGCATGCGCCAGCAGCAATCAGCGCCAGCATTGCGGCACTGAGTTTAGTTTTAAGGTTTGCCACATCAGACCTCGCTGGTTTTCTGCGCGAGTTCGTTAACAACCTGGGCGGTTGCTGATGGATTTTTTGCATCCACCTTGTCGGCGATTTCTTGAAGAATACGGGTGCGCTTCATCTGTTCGCGACGATTCAGGAAGTACGTCAAAGCAGTAAAGAGCGCCCCGATCAGCACGCCAGCGATAAAGCCCCAATCCTGAAGGGATAAGCTTGCAAAGAAGGCCGTAATTCCAGCACCACCATATGTAGCGTTACTGTATTTTTCGTCCATTTTCATAGTCTCCCCCTCCGGTCTGCCGGTTGGGTGCGTAGTCGTAATAAAAGAAGGAATTAGCGGCTCAGTCACTTTGCGAAAGTGGAATGGTTAGCTGATTGACTGACCGCTAAAACGAGAAAAAGCCGCCAAATTGGCAGCTTCTATAAAATGTTTTATAGTGATATCACTATTTTCTATAAGGACATATCATGAAAAAGCTTCTCTTTGCTGCCTTAATTCTTGCCAGCTTTTCAAGCTCTGCAGAAATTACGAGCTGCCGATTCGAAGTAGGAAACATCAGCACTTGTCAACCATACCCTTCAACAAACGATGCCCCTCTATTGGGTCCAGATGGAAAGGTCCGTTCTTGCGCAATCAACGCTGGAAGTATAGGCCTATGCTCTTCGCATTATGACGGAACAATAATTCTCAAAAGGTCTGGTGGGGGTTATTCAGAATGTGATGTTTCATATGGTGAGATTAAAGGCTGCTCTACTCCTACCTACACGGGATCAGCGATTATTGACACCAGCCAGGAATAGCAGCAACTGCTTATGGTCCGGTTCCCTTGGCTCGGTAATAAAAAGGCCCCCCGAAGGAAGCCCATTCAAATGCTGATTCTGTTTAGTTCACGATGCCCAACAGTTTTGCCCACTCTTCTATCTGGGATCGATATATGAATTGAACAGACTGCAGGGAGTAACCGCCCTCGCCTTCTACAATTTGTGCAAGGCAAGGGAATTCTTTGGGTGCCTGACGCAGAATTTCTCTTTCAAGCTCGTCAGGTTCGAAAACCGAAGGAAACTCCTCATCCAAATGAAGGTAGCCTTTTACTATCCATTCTCTGTATTCAAATTCGTTATTCAGTAGCTTCATGCCAATGGTCTCAGGTGATGTTTTACATAAGATAGCAGGCATCCAGCAAACGAACGATGGTGATGATTATCTTTTACGCCCCTTATAATTTATTTAAGCAAAACTCAAGCGTACATTTCCGTATGCAAGCATTGACCTGCATCTGGCCCCTTGTGGGGCTCGGGCAGCATTACTACTGCTGCTGTGGCTGACGCATGCGGTCTATCCGTTTACTGGTGCATTTTCTATCCTCCAGAAACGACAAAGCCCCGGCGTTTGCCGAGGCTTGATATCAATATGCGTGATTCATTTAGTTTTTCTGGTCGCAAATAGTAAACATAACAACACCCACGCCCCTATCTGCAATCCAAGTCTGAATATATCCACGGACAATATATATGGGCGCCCGATGCTGTGAAGATTTAATTCATACTCAGGTGGAGCCTGAAAAATCAGGAAATAGCCCTGAAATATCTCAGATGTACCCACGGGGAAATGTTGAGTCGCGATCCAAGGAGGAAAAATAAGCATAGCTATACAAACGACAACAACAATGAAAAACCATGTTCTTGTAAATTTGAAGCTCATTTAACCTCTCTCTGATTTTCTAAGCTTTGTGACTACGTGACCACTCTTAACAGGTTACAAGAGTTTTTGCGTAGCGCACTAGAATTATTTTAAGCGACTTTTGCCACTCGGATTTTCTGGGTATAGGCGTCCATTTCCAGCACAGCGCCTGTCATGGCCAGGCAGCCATCAACGAATCCTTCAGCAACTTGCAACTGCTGGCGGATCAGGCCTTCACTGACCTTATACATCTTCGCGATTTTCCGTTTCGACAGACCAAAGCGATAATGCAGCATGATGAGTGTTACCTCTTCCGGTTTACGGACGGCAGCCAGACGACCTACTGCGGCATCTACAATCAGGCCATCATCATCACAGCAGGATTCGACCTTGCTGGATTCTGTCGGCAGCAGGCCTTTAAAGCCCGCTGCAATCGGTGACCAGCTCACGCCGGAATTATCGCGAGCCCAAACGCCATAACGAGCCAGTACCAGTTGAATATCACGCATTATTCTCTCCACACTCTTATTTTGCTTTGCCGGTAGCGATAACACCCATCGCCAGTGCGCGGTCTAATGTCTTCAGAACCAGAAATACCTGTGTGCCGTGTTCTGATTCCCAGGCTGGGGTATTCGCATGAAGTAAGTCATGACACCGTCTGCACAGCGGGATCACGAACAGGTCATGCGCTTTTGTCGCCATTCCACCAAATCCATTGCCGGTGATGTGGTGCGGATCATCTGACCCGTTTCCACAGGCACAGCACGGCTGGCGCTTTACCCATTGGGTGTATTTCGTGTTTTCGTACCGGCGACGCTTCGGGATCAGGGCATAAGACTCTGGCGTCTCAGGGTCGATGGCCAGCGCCAGCACCGGTTTGACATTGTTCGCCAGTTCTTCGCGGGGTTGCTTCTCCCACGGGTTGATGTCTGCCTCTTTACGCTGGCCACCGGGCGGGTTGTATTTCATACCCAGTGCCGCGCATACCACTTCTTCCGGCAGCAGGTGTACCAGCCCTTTCGAAACTGCCCACCAACACAATTCAGGCAAGGTCAGGTGACGACCATCAGGCAGGCCATACCGGTACCGGATTGCTTCTGTCACGAACTCGGCGGCGTTCGCCTGCGCGGTAGCGTCCAGTTTCGGCGACTCTTTGCCGTGAAACTCGTTGTCATGCGCCCAGCACAGGCAGACCACGCCACGACCACGGATAACCTGATTCAGTTCGTGGTGATGGTATTCGCCTTTGTAGTCCGGGCACTCGCAGGCGCGGTGGCGTTTAACCCACAGTTTCAGCGCCGCCATGCCGCCGACTTTCCCGATCACTTCAGGAGACGACAAGAATCCAGACAGGCGCGGATCCCGTGAAAGTGATTGTGCTTCTGCTGGCACCAGGCCATCCGGCGCGGTATGCAGGTCAGCGGGTTCATTGGTGATCAGCAGGCGTTTACTACTGAAGAACTTCACCATGTCCGCAGGCAGCGCGAACTGCACGATCCCCAGCTCTCGCTGGGGATACGGTTTTAACAATGCTCTCACACGTGGGCCTCCTGTTTGTGTCGCAGATAACCAGCCCACAGCCCGGCAACCCATTCAACGCCCTTTGCAGTGAATCTGGCCTGGCGAAACGCATGCTGATTCTGCTGGCTGGTACCGGTTTTCACCTGGAACCGGCCTGCCTCTAAATGATTGGCCTTTGGCGTCAACTGGCCTTCCAGCCGGTAAACAATGTCTTTCTCGAGCAGGAACATTCGGAATTCCGGTTCTTTCGCATGCAGCAATTTGCAGACAGCGCGGAATCCCATAGAGCCCTTAGCCATAACGTACTGATCAACGAATTCCACTTTCGGGGCCGCCAGCGCCAGCTGTGATTCCAACGCCTGCTTTTCTTCGGCCAGATCAGCAGCCAGTCGCAACGCCTCCGGCAATGACTGGGGCAACTGGTTTTTCAATTCCAGCTCCTGCCAGCGGTCCACTACCGCGGCGGTGAACTCTGGCGACAGGCGGGCAACCAGCACCAGAGAATCACGTTTATTGAACCAGTACTCCTGATACTCCTGTCCGTTTTGTTCATGGAAATAGGGGGTGTGCGCCAACGGCGCGCTTAAAATTCCACCAACTGCGAGCCGTTCAGCTGACCGCTTCACATCGCTATGCTTACTTTGCACCAGCTCAGCAATCTCACGGCTCGACATCGTTACCACTTTTCCTGACAGCAAACTGTTCGACATAATCACTCCACACGTTAAACCGGCTGCACACCGGGGGTTTTGAAATCAGTAATCGTTATTTCTGCCTTACCACCCTTCGTTACCTCTCCCCATTCAACTGTCATGCGTTTGACCTGGCTGTCGTCCTTCCAGATCCCGGCGTGGGTCAAGCCATCAAACAGCGCCTTCTGGAAATTATCTAAATCCCGTTTAGCCCGGTTCGGTGGGTAGAGAACAAGATGCACATCCAGTTCGGTGAGTAGTGCCGTCGGGCGGCTGCGCAACTGCTGATAAATCGACGCCAGCGCATTTGACCGGAAGTTCCGTCCGCGCGCGCTGATCAGCACGCCCTTTTGTGTGGAGCGCCAGTAACCGTTGACGCTCGGTGGGAATGGCAGTATCAGTTGCATGCAACCTCCCCCGCCTTGATCAGACTATTCAGCACGGCGTCAGCGTGTTCCCGCGCAGCGGTGTAATCAGTGGGATGCAGCTCCCCCGAAGGGGAGACAGCCGTCAGCCAGCCGTTATAAGCAGCCAGCCAGATTTTCTGAAATTCGCTCACGCAGCCACCTCCTTATCAGCACCGCACATTTCCGGCAGGTTAGCGCGCACCAGCGCTTCAGCGAACGGCGGCGGTACGGCGTTCCCGCAACGCGCGACCTGCTTATCTTTGGCGTATTTCTTGCCTCGGTAGTCCTGATCGATGATGTACCAGCTCGGGAAACCCTGAGCAGCGTAAAGCTCATGGGGTTGCAGCATGCGCATGCCAATATCAACGATCTGGTAATCGACGCCTTCGACTGTGACCAGGCCGAACCGATCATTCGTGGTTACGGTGTGCAGGGATTCATCCAGGCTGACGCCTTCTTTTTCGTTGCCGTAATACTTGAGTAAGAAAGCGCGAACCTCACCGATATGCAGGCCGCCGGCAGTGATGGTTGGGGCTGGTTGAGTGACGGGCTGGCCGTCTTTGCAGGTGCCACGCAACTTAATCAGATTGGATGTGACCAGCGCATGATGATCGGTGGTGGTAACGGTGTGAGCTGGTGCATCCATCGCCGCGCCAGCACCGGTGTAGTTACCGCCGAAGTGTTTCGCGAGGAAAGCCGTGCATAACTGACTTTTGCCGCCACCGCCCGCCGTGATAGTGCCGTTTGGCTCATCAGCAGCGTGTCCAACACTGTTGCCAAACTGCCGGGCGATCACCGGAGC